AGATTTCGTATTGTCGGGGTGATGGCTTACCAATAGCATATCGGTATGCGCATAAACTTCCGTAATACGCCCATCAGGTCGGGGGTACTCATGCACGGGGTGATGCCAATGGTATCCGTGCCGATGGTGGATTTTTTCGTAGAAGAAACTGATGCCGCAACCCCAATCAAACTTGTATCGTAGGCGGGTTGTGTTTTCTTGCCATACGCGTTCAATTTCTTCGCGCCAACCTTCTTCTAAAACTTCATCAAGGTCTAACGAAATACAAACATCAATGTCACGCGGCAACAAAGCCAATGCGGTATCACGGGCTTTATCAAAGCGCCAAGGTGAAATGCAAATGTCGTGAACCACCGCACCGTTTTCAATTGCCCTAGCAACCGTGCCATCGGTTGAACCAGTATCGGAAATTAGGATTACATCGGCATCTTTAGCAGAATCGCAAAAACGATTTACAAATTGTTCTTCGTTTTTGCTGATTGCGTAAACGGCTATCTTTAATTTTCTTGTCATGTATTGTTTTCCTATTATGGGTTCATTGGCACATAGTCGGGGTTATTGGGCCATGCGCTAAATGTTCGCGGTTCTGTAATGCCGTTTGGCAAATCGCGCAATGCTTGGCGATATGTTGCCCATTCTGTTTTCTTGGCAATTGTGCAGTCAACCGCTTGTGTCCAATCGCAAGCATTTAGCAATTGGTTGCGTGTTGCGCGAATGTTAGCCATTGCAGAATCTTTAGCCACTTGGATTTCTTCAGCGGTTAAGTTTTCAACTTGAACCATTGATACAAATTCACCATCATCATAAGCCGCACATTGCACTAACTTTTGCGTAAGTCGGTCATGCGTTTTGTATAGGCTAACTTTTTTTGCGTTGTTAGCCGCTAAAAATTCATCACTTGGGCCATTGGCACTAAATGATGTATTAACAAACAGTTCGCGGTAATCGCCTGTTGTGATTGGGTTTGTCAAAATTGCAATTTGCATGATGTTGTTTCCTTAGTATGGGCCTGTGTTTGGATATGCTTGTGTTGGCGGTGTAAAGTTTGTTGTATATCGGGCATAACCTTTGGTGATGCGTAAATCATCAATATATCCAATCCAATCGCCGCCGCCCGCTACTGCACCACCAATAGTTACATTAGATGTTGAAGTATTTAATGTTTGTGTAATTGATGTGGTTGTTCCTAAAACGCCATTTTTAAATGCGTATAAAGTATTTCCACTTCTGCAAATAGCGTAATGAATCCATACCCCTGTTGTAATTGTCCCAAGTGTTGCAGGGCCATGCAATCCTGCGGCAGAAACCCAATAAAAATCCATGCTTGAACCAACGGATTCTAAAGTATAGGAATTGTTTGTAGTTCCTCCGTTATCGGGCCATTGTGCAAATACAGCGTTATATGGGCCAAGTGCATTGGCGTAAACCCAACATTCAATAGTGAAATTACCAGAATTAAAAGATAAATTTGGCGTAGCACGGGTTGAAAGATAATCACCATTTCCATCAAATGCCAATGACCCCGTACCATACTTCACTACACTTGTAGAAATCTGTGCATTACCCACGGTTTCTAAATCGTTCATCATGGCGTTGTCAAAGATTGCGCCATTGGTGTAATTTAAAAGAAGTGATGTTCCGCTAATAGCGGTCAATGGTGCAGTCGGTGGTGTAAATGTTGTTGTGTAAAGCGCAGATGTTGTGATTCGTGCATCCGACATATATCCATTTAAGGTATAGCCTGAAGATGAATAGCCGCCAATAAAACTAATTGGAATAGCGTTACTTTGAGTGCCACTTGCAACAGATGTTCCGTTGTAGTAAATAGTAACTGTTGACCCGCTTCTTACATAGGCCAAGTGATTCCATTGGTTTCTTTGGAAAACATTAGATGCTGATTGAATTGAAGAACTGTTGCTATAAAAAGTTAATTTTCCAGTTCCTTGGTAGTCAATCATTATTTGAACTGATGCTGTGTTACTTGCAAAAACAAGAGCATAACTTCCAGAAGCGCCAGTTTGATAAACCCAACATTCAAATGTGAAATCGCCTGAATAAGTTTGTTGTGAATAACTTAAATTATCATCCGTGCCATCAAAGTACCCTGACCCACCAATCACGCTTGTGGAATAGGCGGTAGAAGCACCAAATGGGTTGAAGCGTTGAACGCTTAATGTGCCTGTGGTTGTGATTGCTAAAGCATTTGAACTGTTATCAATAAACCGATTACTTTGGTTAGTCAATAACGATGTGCCTGATATTGCCGTAAGTGGCGTAGTGCTTGGCGTAAATGAACTGGTGTAAACCGCAGTACCTTTAACAATTCTTACATTACTAAGATAGCCAGTTAAAGGCCCGTCAGTTTTACCATCTGATATAACGCCGTTAATTATTCCAACACTTGAAGCACCATAAGTAAAAGATGTTGTGTAAGTGCTTCCAACTTGAGTTCCGTTTAAGAACATTCGAACAGAGTTGCCATTTCGTGTAACTGCAACATGATTCCATTGCCCATTGTTCCAAGTAACAGAAGTAGCGGAAATTCTAGAATTTGTGTTTTCAAACCATTCCATCGTGTTATTTGATGAACGATTAAAAACAAGCCCCCACCATCCCGAAGAACTAAATGTATTATCTTGTCCAATTGGGTCACATCTAGTTGTTTGATTTGAGTTAATCCAAAACTCAATTGTAAAGTCGCCTGTTCCAAAACTAAAACCTGATGCAGACGTAGCAGTTGTTAAATAGTTTCCAACACCCCCAAAATAAACACCCCAATTAGACCCATAAGGCGAGAAAGAACCTTGAGTTGTATTGCCGTTTCGGGTGATCGTGAAGTTGTTTGTACTGCTATCTAAGAACGTATTGTTTTGTGCGCCATTAGTCCCATCACCATGCAATAGCATAGTGACGTAGTTAAATTGTGGGTCAGGGCCGCCGCCCGATGGTGTAGAAGTTTTAGATGCCGCAAACATTCAAACCCCTTATGGTGTGTAGTTCTGACCAACTGTAACGCCATACCAATTCGTTCCATCGCTAAAGAACGAATAAATATCTTGCCTACTTGCGGTTGATGTAATCGTTGGCGCAGTACCGCCCGCCCATTTAACCGTTGACCAAGTTACGGTACGCGAACCCGTTGCATCTTGCTTTAAAAACATGATGAACGATTTGCCGCTAACCGCGCTAGGCATTGTGATTGTTGCGTTTCCTGTTAGGGTAATAATCTGAACCGTACCATTGGTTAACGCCAAAGTAATTGCGGTTGAACTATTAGCCGTGTATGGCGTTTCGGTGTAGTTAGTTACCGCAGGGTTTGTCAATGGTTGACCTGATGGCAAATCGGCAACATCACCGCTTTGCAATTCTTGAATTGTTGTTCCGTTAAGAACTAATGGGTATCGTGCAGTCATTTTTTACCTCAATAAACGGGTACATTGATTGTTGTGCCACCGTGATTTAAAACGGCAAGATAACCTCCCGCAATAGCCACTTGTACAGTAGTTAAAGCATAGGTTAATACTGGCAAGAATGTGTTTAACGAACCTGATGGACCAGTGGGTCCTGTGCTACCAGTCGGACCTGTTGGTCCAGCCACAGTTGATGCAGAACCAGTCGGTCCAATATTTCCTGTGGGTCCAGTTGGGCCAACATTTCCTTGAACACCCTGAATTCCCTGTACGCCTTGCGGTCCAGTTGGTCCGGCAACTGTACTGTCAGCACCCGTAGGGCCAGTCGCACCAGTTGGACCAGCGACCGTGGATGCCGCACCAGTCGCGCCAGTCGGTCCAGTGGGTCCCGCAACAGTGCTATCTGCACCAGTTGGTCCGGTTGGTCCAGTTGGTCCAACATTTCCATTTGTGCCGTTTGCGCCAGTGGGTCCCGTAGGTCCAATATCGCCCTGCACGCCTTGAATTCCTTGAATTCCTTGTGGTCCGGTCGGTCCAACATTTCCCTGACTTCCCTGACTTCCAGTGGGTCCAGTGGGTCCGACATTTCCCTGTGCGCCAGTTGGTCCAACATCGCCTTGATTTCCAGTTGGTCCGACAGCACCCTGTATGCCAGTGGGTCCCGTAGGTCCGGCAACAGTTGAATCAGCACCAGTTGGACCAGTTGCGCCTGTTGCACCAGTTGGGCCAACAACACCAACGGATTGCAATACGGCAATCAAATTATGATTGTTTGCAAAACCAGTTGTACCCGTACCCGCAGAAGTTACCAACGTAACAGGGCAAGTAACCGAAGTGTTTGGTATTGTTGTCGGGTTAGCAGTTAAAACCCATTTTTGATAATTACCTGAATTGTTTGCATCTTGCAAAATGATGTTGTCGTTTGTTTTTAAGAAACCTAAGAACAAATCAACATCAATTCCGTTGCTTGTTAAATGGCTAAAAACAAGTTCGGTTGCTGATGTTTGTGTCGCATTATTCCAATACACATCACCTGAATTTGGTGTGCCTGATGTTTGAGTTGTATCGGCTAAATATTGGTAATACGAAGATGATTGACCGTCAGCACCAGCCGCGCCTGTTGGTCCTGTCGGACCAGTCGGTCCTGCTACTGTGGAATCCGCGCCAGTCGGTCCAGTCGGACCAGACGCACCTGTTGGTCCAGTAATTTCGTTGCCTTGCGCACCTGTCGGACCAGTTGGTCCAGTAATGCTGTTTCCCTGTGTGCCCGTGGGTCCGGTCGGTCCAACAGCGCCAACTTCGCCTTGAATGCCTTGCACGCCTTGTGGACCAGTTGGTCCAGCGACAGTTGATGCGCTACCTTGCGCACCAGTTGGTCCAGTCGCGCCTGTGGGTCCGGCAACCGTAGAATCCGCGCCTGTGGGTCCAGTTGGTCCAACGTTGCCCTGATTGCCAGTAGGTCCAACGCTTCCAGTTGGTCCAACATTTCCAGTTGGTCCAGTTGCGCCAATATTTCCTTGTGCGCCAGTGGGTCCAACTTCTCCCTGTATTCCTTGAATTCCCTGAACGCCCTGTGGTCCGGTGGGTCCAACATTTCCAACACCACCTTGCGAACCAGTGGGTCCAGTTGCGCCAGTCGGTCCAGCAACAGTGGATGGTGAACCCGTTGGACCCGTTGGTCCAGTTATAGATGTACCAGATGAACCAGTCGGACCCGTTGGTCCTTGGACCGTACTAGGCGCACCAGTTGGGCCTGTTGGACCAGTTGGACCGCTACCTTGGGGACCCGTTGGACCAGTTGCACCGCTAATTGCTCTATCAATTCTTAAATCAATTCGGGGCTGTGGCGTTACTTGTAGGTTTACATTGTTGCCATCTTGAACAATAACTTTGATGTTGCTCATAAAACAATTACCCCATCGCTACGAACCAAGAACAACAAGAAAATAATTGAATCATCTGGTGGCGTAGAACCAACTTGCGGGAAACTTACTTTAACGCGACCTGAATAACCAACGGGGTCAGTGGCGTTAATTTCTAATTCGGGGTCTGTACTCATTAACGACCATGCGCCAGCGTCAATTACCAACGTGCATGAACCGCTTGCGGCAACAATGTTAGTAACTGTTAATGGAATGGCTGTTGGGGTAGGCGTGTAATCAGCAATATCAAATGTCAAACCATTGCGTGTATCAATAATATTAGACAATTGACGACGGACAATTTGCGCGTCAATGGTTGCGCCTATCAAATTAATTGGTGCGCCAGTTACGGAATTGGTAAACGTGAGATTCCAATACGTTTGTTGGTCCCAAACCAATTCACCCGCGAGAATGGGGTTGTCAAACCCGCTGACTTGAGCAAGGGTATTTTTATTGAAAATCGCCATAGCGGTTCCCTAAACTTAGATAGAACATCCGCAATTCTTGCGGGCTAGTGGTGTCTTGTTTTTTGATATTTTAGCCACCCATGTAAATACACGCAATCTGTTTTACTTCGGTTGGGCTAGAAAAAGTTACCGCTTCACGGGCTTTTGCAATTGTGTAACTATAAAACATATCATCCGCTTGTTTCATACCTTTGCCAGCCGTATCGCTTGCAACAATAAAATCACCAACGGCAATGTCGCCACCTTGACCACAAACATTGATTTTTCCCTCACCAATAGCATTAACGCCAATTGGTCGATACGTGTCATAGATATTGGCGTATTCGGGTTTTATAACAAAATTGTTCATTGAACCTTGTACGCCTTCAATGTAATAACCCAAAGAAGCGGGAACAAACTCATTGCCACAAACACCAGTAAACACGCCAATAACACCTTTTTGATTAGCGGATGTTGTTACCGTCATTTGTGTAATTGAATCGTTAACATTAGGTGCGGCTACCAATGACACATCAACCATTAAATCCCCAATTTCAGGGATAGATTCGGTAAGCAATTGCAAACCATCGTGACCCGCTGTAAATGGATATGCCGCACCCGATACGATGTAATACGCGTATGAAGTGCCACCCGTGTAATAAGCCAAACGAATATCAGCGGTAACGGCAGACTGAATAGCCCCTGCGCCACCACTCATAAAAGTGCCACCTGAAACACCAGTGCCTAAATATGCCGCAGTTCTAAAAGTTGTAAAACCTGAATTGCCATATCCAACTGCAACAATTGCGCCAATATCTGCGCTAGTTGTATTTCTAGTTCCCGAGCCAATTGCAAATCCTGTTGAATTGTTTGCGGCTAATATCCCGTAATAAGATAAATTGCTTGAGGTAAAAGCACCGCCACTAGAATAACCACCAATACCTGTACCCGTACCCAAACCAAATGTCACAAACGAATTGAATGTTCCGCTTGTATTGTTTTCAACTTTGTTTACTGAAAGCGAATCAGCGGTAATTGCGCCACCATCAATAAACGTGGTTGTTGTTCCACCCGGACCAACGGAATTGGCAAGGTTAGTAAAAGTTACCAAACCATCCAAATTTTGCCAAGTAAATACTGTGCTTATGTTTTCGCTATAAGAACCGCCATAAGTACTTTCTTGGAATACGACAAGAACTGCCCAATATTTATTGTCAGCCGATGTAGTTGAAACTGAACTTGGGCTAAATGTTGTACTCCAACCAGATGCTGTAATACTTGCAGTTTGCGTTGAAAAGTTATACGCAACTTGTGATGTTGTTGGTGGTGTTGGTGCGCTTGGTTGCCCATTGTTGTAGTAAAAATAAACTTGCGCGTTACGCGGTCCTGTATCGCCAATGTCGCCAGTTGGACCCAAACTGCCGGTTGGACCCGTTCCCCCCGTTGGACCCGTTGGACCAACACCCGCAACAGGTGACCAAACAAATGCGGTGCTTGATAAACTTAAAACAGATTGGCTAACATCATTACCCACAAGGTAAGCAAAATAATATGTGTCAGTGTTTAAAGTTAAATTTGTAAATGTGTAATAAGAATTGTTGGTAACGGGTTGACTGTTGCTTGTGGTTGCCGTTGTTAACAATTGCCAATCAGCCGCTGTTGGTGTTGCGCTTGTCGTAAAGAAAAGATTTGCAAAAGTAACCCGTCCTGTAACTGGAATAAACACAGTAACGCTGAAATTTGGAATGGTTGCGCTTGGATACCCCGTAACACTAGGCGCGGCTAACGATGAAAAATAACTAGGCGCAGACAACCCAGAATTTGGTACGGGCGTAAATTGCGTAATGTCTTGGTCGTCATAAATTTGGGCGTTGTACTCGGTTAATTCCAAACGCGCACCCAATGAACCATCAGGCAATGATGCTTCGTTTACTTTCATTACTCGGAACAATTTGCTTGACCATCCGTAATCAGCATTGGTAACGCTAACCACGTTTCCAGCATCAACTTGAATGCCGTAATACGTAGTATTAAATGAAACGATTAAATCCTCACGCGCTTGTTCAAGCAATCGGTTGGCAAGGTATTGCGCTTGAACGGAATCGTTTACCAAATCGTATGTAATGGAATATTTGTTTACCGGTTCGTTTGGATACAGTAATCCGCTTGGCGTTTGCAAATTAACAAATGATGCTTGGTCGCGGTTTTCTTTAAACGGGAAACGTGCTTCAACTTGGTTAATTGATGATGTAATATCTGTCGCGCTTAATCGGATATCGCCAACAATGTTGTTATCAGTAAACGCATACGATGCGGATTCGGCTTTGTTAATCACAACCGACCATTGACCCAATGCCGCGTTATATGTCATCCACGAATCGCAAGCCGACATAATGCGGTCAATATTTGACAACACTGTTTGACCCGCATCCAATACGCCGTTAATGCGGTAACGCGCTTGCGTAACGGGTGAACCACCGCCAGATGGTGTGTAGGTAATTGTTGCGTCTGAATACGCGTTTAATGTAGTCACGCACGTTGTGTCAACATACGCGGCAGTAAAAGAACCATCAGGCAACCATCCAACTGCACCGCCATAAGATTTGTTTGTAATGTAATCCAACCAAACGTCACCGGGTTTTGCAACGCTTGCACCATTGGGATAATGGCTTACGTTAAACGTAATTGGTTGCAATTGGGTAGTGTCTGCATCGCGGTTATAAACAAGTTTGACAATGGCAAAAGCCAAATTGTTCATTTGCCTGTTAGACGAAGGCCATCTTTGCGCAACAGCAATGTCTGAACCGCCCATAACGGTACTTGGTGCAGACGCGCCATTTGCAGACGTAATAACACCCGCGTTTGATGATGTATAAAGATTAATGTACAAATTACCACTAATTTTTGTATCAACGTTACCCGCTTCGTCTGTTAGGCTAACCACCTTGGTTAAATCAGTTCCATCAAACGTGATTAATCGGTCGCCGTAGTACATCTTGGTTGTGCCAAAATTAAACACACCCGCGCTTGTTCCCAATGTGGCGTTGGCTTGGCTAATGCTTGAAATTGCCAAGACGTAATACATTGTCTTTTGGTCTGTGGTTAATACCGCGTCCACAAACGTGCCGCCCATATAAGCATCACCGTACACCACGGGTATAGCGTTAACCGCACTGGGTGGCACTTGTTGGCGTACACCCATGTCTTGCTGTGTTTCTGGGTTCTCAGCAAATATGCGAGAAACAACTTGTGACAATGCAAAACTAACGGCAAACGTAGCCGCTGTAACGCTAATTCCAAACGTTGTTACCAAATAATTTGCGCCAGCCGCAATGAGTGTCGAAACCATTTTTATTCCCTAACGAAAGTTGCGCCAACTGGTTTATAACCCCTGCGCGTGTAATCAATCAATGGACCGTTTGCCGAAATTGAGGTTAAAACCAAATCCACTTCGCCCATTTTTAACATGGCATTGGCACGTTCATCAAACGCTTTCCAAAGCCGACCACCAACTGTTCCATTGCGATGTTCGGGTTCAACCCACCATAGCAATTCATTTAATTCTTTTACTTTGGGTGACCAAATGTTAGAACTTTTATAAGCCACGATTGCACCTCTAAGATGCGTGTCCACAAAAATAAACCCGCGACCTTGAATGATGCTAAACAATAGTTCTTCAACATAACGGGGGAAATGGTTATGCGATTCACCAAGTTTTTTAATTGGGTTCTCATACGCATATGCCTCCACAATTTCTAACAATCTTGGAATGTCGTATCTTGTTGCTTGTCTTATCATTTTTAATCGCCGCCATTACCACCGCCATCACCACCGCCATCCATTGTTACAGTAGTTTCGCTTGCTTGTGTTTGTGTTTTGGGAGGCGAACCAAAATCAAAGAACGTATTGGATATTTCAGATACCCTGTCCATTGATGTTTCGCTTGTGCCGTAAATAAATTGCCAATTGCTTTTATTTGTTTTTACGCCTGACAATCTGTTTTCTAAAACACGGCGCATGGACGAACATGAAATTGAACATGTTGCCACGCGTGTACGCATTTCCGTATTGAAATCTTCGGTAATGGAAACGCTGTTAATAATGCCTTGATAGCGTTTAAAAAACTGCGTTGTTGGCGTTGTGATAATTTGGTTGTTGGAATCAAAGAAACCACGCCACACTTCCACCAATGAGCCTTTAATGTCGTTTGACAAAATAAGCGCAATGTTTGTAGATGAAATGCCTGTTAACGCAATGGTCATGTCATCAGACGTTGCCTTAATATCGCGCTGTACGTCACCAACATTAAGCAAAGCACCAAGATTTGTAAACGTAATTCCACCCACTGTAATGGGTGCGGCGGCATTGCAAAACGTGTAAATCGTTCCGGCTGTTCCAACAGTCAATTTTACAAATTCTGCATGATTGATTTGTGAGCCTGTTACGGCGTTTATGGTTGTCATGTTATGTACTCACGGAAAACAAATGGCGCATCCCATTGAACAAACGCACCATCCGTCATTGGGTTAAGTGTATATGTTGGGCATGATTCAGCAACAACTGTAAACGTGCAAGCATTGCCAATGTAAACAGTTGTTCCTGATGCGGGTGTACCAATCAAGGGACGATTAATGCTTACGGATGAACCCGCACTGTCAGCAGTTACTTTGTACGTGTAACCACTAACCATAATGAAATCACCCGCCTTGAATGTTCCATTGGACGTTAACGCAAGTGTTTGTGTGTTAGCAACAGGCGCACCATTTAAAGTAGCCGCCGTAGCCGTACCGCGCATTTCGGTAAACCAAGATAAATTGGAACTATTGAACGTAATAGTTTCGGGCAATTGCCTGTCCAAATTGTCAATGCTTTGGATAACGTCACGAACTTGTGGGTAATACAAATACGCATGTGGTTGGATTGTGAACACCCAAGGCACTGCGGTCAGGTATTGCGCAACTGTAATAAATCCAGAACGCGCCACTTGTTGTCCAACAGTACGGCGATTATTCACCGTCATGGATTGCTGTATTTCAAAGATGGTTTGGAAACTCATGCTCGACCTCGATTCACTGCCAATGATTTACCGGCGTATTGATTTGCCGCCCAAACCGCATTAGGGCTTCCAAGCAATCTTTCTTCAAACGACTTGGTGTCAATAGCATTAATGTAATTGTTTGTTACGTTGGTTGTGCCGCCCATTCCAGATAATGCATGGTTTGGAATAATGCTTCCCGCTGTACGTGGCACAAACAATTCAGGACCACGTTCACCAACAATGCTTGGTTGTCCAACGGCAGGTGAACCACCATCCGCGTAACCCGGAACGCCTGTCATTGCGGCTGGCTGATACGGGTTTGCACGCATGCCAAACATTGAACCAAACATGGCACTTAAAAAATTAGATGCCGCCGCTTTCATTTGAATAGCAATCATGTCTTGAATGATGCTTTTGGCAAGGTCTTTAAAACCAATCTTGCCTGTTCTAACAAAGCGGTCAATTGCTGATTCCATGTTGCCCATTAATGAATCAAATGCTTTTGCACCTTGTTCTAATTCGGTTGGCATGTCGCGTATGAAACGCATTGCACTTTTTGCAAAGCCTTCTTCGTATGAACCTTGGCGAGTTTGCAATGTTAATTGGTAACGCTGATGCGCAATTGCCAATGCTTTGTTTGCCAATTCAACTTCACGCGCTTCGGCTTCGGCTCGGGCTGTTGCAGTTAAATCCCTGCGGTTATCCAATTCTTCTAAATTAGCCGCCAATTGCTGTCGAATTTGCAAACGTTCCCGTTCCAATGTGAAATCTTCTTGGCGCATGCCTGTTGCTTTCATTTCCAACAACATCATTTCTTTTTCGTTATCAAGCGCAATGCCCATTAAACGTTGACGTTCAGCAACAGCGGCGTTTCCTTTTTCATAACTTGCAAAGAATTCAGCACGCGCTTTGGCATCTTCTTCAGCCGCTTTTTGAGCATTTGCCGCGCCTTGTGCGTAAATCTGCATTTGACGTTTTCTAGCCGCTTCTGCTTCTTTGGATTCAGCAACGGCTCGACCACCGCCAGTTTCCGATTTGGATTTTAAATAATCTGTACGGCGTGGGTCATTGGGATTACGCCCAACTGTTTCACCCATTACCTGAGCGTAGAAAAAATCTAATTTATCCCTTCGGATTTTTGCTTCCAACGCACTACGGGACATAAGCCCTGTGGTTTCGGCTTCCGTTCCCGGAATTAATGATTTAAAAATTGATATTGTTGTTTGGAATTGTGCAACGATGCCTTCAATAACAAATGCAACGTTTGCCGCCGCAACAGCAACGGATTGGAATACAGTTTTAAATACTTGACCTAATATGTTTGTTTCGCCAGCAAGTTCTTTAATGTAATCAATGCTTAGTTTTAAAACAGGACCCAGTTGCGTAGCCAATGTAAGCATTACATCGCGGGATGTTTTTGCCAATAAATCATAAGTTTCTGCCGCGTCTTTAATTGCTTTTTCTTGTTCGGCAATTAATGGGTTGGTTGTAGAAACTTTGTCAGCAAACCCAACCATGTCCACGCCTTTTGCGGCTTTGGAAAATATTTCCATTGCCTTGGCGTTACGTGTAATTGGGTCTTCAATTTTTGCTAAATTAGCAATCAGTTTATTAAGCAATTCCTCTTGGGACAATTTGCCTAAATCTTTTAAACTAACGCCCAAAGCAATGGCAGTTTTTTGTGCCTTGTCTGAACCACCAGCGGCTTCGTCAATAAACTTGGTAAACGCAGACAGCATTTTGCCGGCGTTATCTGCTTGACCACCTGAAGCGGCAAGCGCATTGGACAATTGCAATACTGTACCAATGGCAACTTCGTTGGCATCAGCAACGTCTGCCAGTTCGTCAGCATATTTAATGGCGGCGGCACTGGCGGCAACCAAAGCCGTAGCACCAATTTTTCCAAATTTTTCTGCTGATTGGCTAAATTGTTCTAGTTTTTTGCCAGCGGCATCTAAACCTCGGCTGAATTCCGCAGAATCTAAGCCTAGAACAACGCCAAGGCGGGCAATCATATTAGCCATGTTTTACCTCAAACAATTTTTTATCAAACCCCTGCGCCTGTGTCATAAACATTAAAAGGCTATCGTTTACAGCCGTTTGTTTATCACTGTCAGGCAATGGTGGATAGATGTAATCATACGCATTACCTAGAACATTGGCTAGTTTATACGGAGGTGCGTTTGATGGTCGCATATAGTTAAACACGCCGTTTGTCAGCGTTGCTAATTGCGTCAACAGTCCGTAATTCCCAACCAGTCCATCGGCATACATCGTTTGGATGTTTGCCATGGTTACATCATCAATGTCTTGTATTGTTTCTAAAGTATGCCCGTTGAAAATCATTGCCGCTTGACATTGGCTTTTCAACGAGCGTATTAGTTTCCCCGCGCTTCCTTATATGTGGGGCTAATAACTTCCGCAATCTTTTCTACAATTTGCATTTGCACAGGCAACGGGAATTCTTCCTCGATATCGGCATACGTCAAATTTTCTAGGCTTGCACCTTCCAATTCAGGAACAAGCAATTTGAAAAATTCAGTAATACGCGCTTCCGTAATGGCTTTGTTCTTAGCCGCGTCACGCATGGAACGTCCGTCAACAATTACATCGTTATCCGTAAATTTAAATTCTTCAGTTTGCGTTGTTTCAAATTGACGCAATGAAGAAGTAATTTCTACGTAGATTTTTTGCACAGTATCGTCATCAGGTTCAGCAACTTTTTTATAAATTTCATCTGATTCTGAAACCAATGGAATACGGACTTTAAATGTATGACCGCCAAGTTCAAATGAACGGGTCAATAAATTCTTTTTATTGGCTTGGTATTTTTCACCAAACGCATTTGCGAACTTTGTCATTTCTGTTTTGCCTTGTATTGAAGTAACCGCCTACCGATAATTTCGCCAAGCCTTTTTGCGGTTTGTGGGGCTTGGCTTTCCATTGCTGGACGCAAGAATGGATGTGCCGCGTTATGGGCAGAACCAAATTCTTGCGCTATTGCTCTTGCGTCATATGGGAAATCAATTGAATATGCAAATTCTTTAAATTTTGCTCGATATTCTTTTTTATCAGAACGATACAAAGATTCATTTTCTGCAAAAAATTGATTTTTAAGTTTCTTTGGAAACGCTTTTGTCGTTACAGCCGCAATGACTGTATCCGTTTCGTGGATGTATTTTGAACGTTTGTCTTTTCTTGTTGGACGTCTAGCCTCAACAATCAGTGTTCTTGACAATGCACCAGTATCAACAGGCGCGGTTGATTTTGCCGTGGTAAGAACAGGCTTCATTGCCTCGCGTACAGCGGGAACTAATATTTTGCTTCGGGCTTTTTTATCACCAATTTCACCAGCAAGTTCATCAAATGCGGCAAGCACCTCTTTCAAACCTTCAACTTTGAAAGATACTTGCATGGTTTAACCCGCCTTGATAATTTTATGAAAAATTAGGTGATTAACTTGCAACGCGTAATCAACGACTTCTTCGGGCGTTAATTTGTCGGCATGATTCTGAGCAATCTGATGCGCAAGCGTAACCGCAGTCATACGTTGCTGAGAAAAGCCAAACCAGTCTTTGCGTTCACTGGCTTGGCTTACTAGGAAACCCAACAAATCGTTTGTGTCTTTTATTGTCGTTGTCATATTTATTCTTTTGTTTTCTTGGGAGGCACATAAGGGAAATATGATGCCAAAAACTGCAATGCAGTTTGTTCTTCAGACCCGTCAGCCGCGCTTGCCAAAGCATCAGCAACTTCTTTGGGGTCTAGGTCCATGCCCCTGACCGCAAGGTCAAAGGGCAAGTACGTAGTCGTCAATAATGTTACTGCGTCTTTAATCGTCATGATTAAACGCTGTTTGACCAGCCGTATTGGTTACCACGGGGGTGAATTGTGAATGTAACCTTGGCTTCAGCACCGGGTGCGGAATCAATTGTCCATTGGCTAACACGACCGTTGAACGCGTAATTCACGATTCCAGTGCCATCAGTTGCGCTAATAACAAACGTGCGGTCAATTGTGCCGTTATAAGCGTCACCACGAAGCATCAGCAAAACTGTGTCGCTAGGATTCCAAGCGGCTGTAATGCTCATGCTTGTAGGTGCAGATTGAACGGGGATTTTGTCCGATTGACGTGAACCAGCAACGCCAAAAGATGCAACAGCATCGTCCTGACCAAATGCGGGGATTGCTTCAACAGGAACCAAATTGCCAGAAACTGCCAAAGCAGAAACAGAAGCATAGGTTGACAATGCAGAAGTGGTCAACGGTGTTGGAGTTGTTGTCGGCTGTGCGTATAGCGTTGCACTAAAGCCGGGCAAAATTTTACTTGGTAAAGCCATTTTGAGTTTCCTTTAAAGAGTTGAACAATCGTGTCTTATGTTGGAATATCTATTGTGCAATCAATAAAGATTTGCGCCAACTTATTTTCATTGTCGTAACTGTTATACAGCCACTGGCAATCCGCTTTGGAAATATAAAAACCACCATCAGCAGGGTTTCCCAACATACCGCTATAACCGTGTAGCGATTGTAGTATCTGATTGGAAATTGTGAAACCATCTTCTATCTGCTGTGTAAACACGCTGATTTGAAAAACTGGTCTGTCAATGCCCTTAACCGATTGATACGAACCGGTATAAACGTCTTGGTGCACGTTTCTAAGCATCCACACTAGAAACTTTGGCTGTGTTGCAAAATTGCGGTTAAACGCCGCATAAACGGGCACAGGCGTGACAATATTAGCCAATTGATATTGGATTGCTTTGCCGTAATTAACAACGTTAGTTTGTGCTGTCATACTGCCACCACGGGGTCGTTACGGACGCACAAGAATTTAACTGTCATGCGGTCATCGGATTCGCGAACGCTGTCAATACGCCAATTAACGCTTTTCCATTCAATTGAATATAAGTTTTGACTGTCCACAATTGTTCTGGTGTTAGGCGTGTAATTCAACGTAAATTCAACAACGTCAGCATAAACACGATATTTTTCTGAAATGCGAACATGATTGGCAACGGAATGAACACGCGCACGCGTATCAAACCATTTTGTTATGGTCGTGGATTGCTCACCAAAGGAACTTGCGCCAAAGGTTAATTGGTTTATGCGAATGTTCTCAAAGCGAGCAATTGCCATTTACATCACCAGTGGTTTGTAAGGACGAAGCAAGGTGGCAACGCCAAACGGAACTTCATGCAATCTGCCATCGGTTGTGTTTGACCTGTTGTTATACAAATGGGTTAACAACATCAAAGCCGCCTGTTTAATAACAGGGAACGTGGACAAAAACCCCGAACTTTGGGTGTACGTCACAATGATTGGATTCTCAACAAACTGATTTAACGTGTTTGGAATCGTGTTCAAAATAACGCGGTTACCCGTTGGGTCGTATGAATATTCTGTTGACGCAATTACCACAGGCACAGTGTTTGATGTGCTGTAAAACTCAACACAATCAATGGTTACACCCGGACGCGATTGCGTTGGACCTGAAACTTCAGGCAAATCCAAATAAACGGCAGTGTTATACAAACCAAAATTGGTGTAATACACGCGCCATGTGGTTGGATAAATTGCGATGCCCAAATAATCTTCAATTGCCATGCGTGTGGCAAGTTCCAACGATTGCAGATATGAATCTTGGCTTTCGTCTTGGAACAGATTTAATTGTTGCGTGATTTCATCAAGCGTAAGCCATGGCGTGACCACATCGCGGTCAACTTGTTCCATCTTTGCATAGTTGTACGGATTACGATTGTTCGCGTAAAACGGTGCAAGTGTTAGATTTTCAACAGCCATGACTGTTCCTTAAATTAAGCCGCAGATGCACGCACACCAGCAAACGGGTCACGGACGGTGCTTGCAAGGCGGCGTTCGGCGTAAATGGTAACAAAACCGGGTGCTGTTTGTTCAAATACTTGTACGGACATTTCTTCAACGTCTGCAATGGTCATGAATCTATCCCAATTTGCCAAATAAATGGGGAAAGTTTCTGACAAATATGAATTGGGGATAACAGGCCATCCGAAGATTGAACCAACTGCACCACCTTCACCGGGTTCTCCCAATTCAAGGAACAATGGCAAACCTGCGGTGTCTTTCAACTGACGCAAAGTTTGAATCATTGTTGGTGTCATGTGCCATGCCGTTGTTGGCAATGCCCAATATTGCGCTGGCAATGAATTGGCAATGTTTGTAATCTTGTTATAAGTCGGTGTAGTTCCACCCAATGATGTTGTCACCAATGTGTGAATGCCGTTTGTAATGGCTGTACCGCTTGTTCCATAAGCCGCTGAACCACTCAAGTACGTATCCAAACCACGCAAGCCGTATGTCGCGCCTGTGGTGGTTGTGGTTGAACCAGATTGGTCGTTGTTTGTGCCCATAGACGCACCTTCTTGTTGGCTAAATTCTAATGCAAGGTCAGCCAACAGGGCTTCTTCGATACCATTAATGTCGTCCAATGCGGCTGTACGAACAGGCAATTGGGCGTTAATGATTCGGGTAGGCATAACCCAATAAGCAGTTGCCGTGTCGGGCGAACCGGTGTTAGGTGTTGCGTTTGGATTCCATGGGTTTGCGCCAGTTGCGTTACCAGTTTTGGCAACAAACTGAACAGCAGAAGAATTGGGCGTTTTAATGTTGCGTGTGCCCATACGGAATGGGTTGGCATAACGCAATGTTGAAAAAGCGTCATCGAAATAAGTGCGACCGCCAATATCCAAGCCCGAGCCAGTCAATGTCGATGCTTCACGCAAGTCGATTGTTACTTTACGATTTTCGGCAATCGCCAATTTGATGCCGTCTAGAATTTTTTGGGTTGCACTCATTTCAATATCCTTTAACAAAAGAAAAATGGGGAACCGAAGTTCCCCACTTCATCAAGCACCAGTGGCTGTTGAACGATAGCGAATAATGCTAAATGGATCAACAATGCTGGAACACAGACGTTTTTCCCCGAAGAATGTGATAAATCCTGGGGCTGTTTGGTCGTAGCGACGCAGAACCATGTTCAGGCGGTCCACGATTGTATGACCACGGCTCCAGTCACCAAAGTACATTGGGTACTGGCTGTTAGTGCCGGCAGAACCACCAGAAGCGGTTGGGCTTTCAATGTAGTTGTTAACAACAACGTCGAAACCAAGCAACTTACCAACGATACCTTCGTACACCAATGGTGACATACGTTCGAACACAGGTGTGCCGTTGTCGTCAACCAAACCGCGAATTCCAGCCAACATCAAAGGTGACACGACAAATTTGGCAGATGGAGTCCAATATTGTTGTGGCAACAGGTGGATGAAATTGATAATGTCAGCAAATGTCACATTGTTTGCAGTACCAAAACCGTTTGTGGTCAATTGGTCATACGTTGCAATGCTGTGCAAACCATCGGATGTAGCAGAACCGCTAGAACCGAAAGCCGCTGTGCTGATTGTGCCGCCTGTGTAGGTGGAATTTGCACCGGGGTATGAATTCAAACCGCGCAAACCAGATGTGCCACCAGTTGATGTGGTGGTAGAACCGGATTGGTCGTTATTGATAATCATGGATTGGCCTTCAGCGGCACTGAATTCGCTGAGCATGTCGTCAACGACGTTGCTTTCCAAACCATCAATATCGTCCAAAGCGGCGGTACGGATTGGGAACTGAACGTTCAAATCGGCAAGGTTCAATTGCCAAATGTTCGTTGCTTCAGTTGTAGCCGCGCCGTTGTTTTGGATTGTATAACCCCAAGCAGGTCCAGCATTGCCGGTTTTTGCTCTAAATTGGTAGGTTGAACCATCAGTCGCAACAGTGCGTGACACGCCGCGCATAGGGTTCATCAAACGCAAAGCGTGGAACACGGGGTCATAAGCGGTACGACCACCGATGCCAGCGCCAGAGCCTGTCAATGTTGAGGCTTCGCGCAAGTATGCGTTATGCTGGTCAACAGATTCCCACAGTTTGATTTCTTTTTCCAAGCGACCGCCTGTTTTATGGAAATCACGCAATTGCTCTTTAACCATGCGGTTAACATCGCCACGAATTGTCTTTGCGGGTGCGCGGATAATTTCGGGGACTTGAATAGAGGCAACTTTGGCTTCCAGAGCGGTTAATTTCTCTTGAATTTCTGCTTTTGCAGATTCCACAGTTGTGGCGACTTCGGCTTTCACCGCTTCAATTTTGGATTCGTTAGACACGGCAATCGCGTCAACTTTTTCCAGTACTTTATCCATAGACATTTTAAATTTCCTTTTAAATGCGTTTTTCAAGTGCCTTAACCAACTCACGCGCTTCAAAAGCGGCAAGCAATGCTTCGGCTTCGTTTACCACCGCATCAGGCTCACCCTGAATTGGTAGAGATTCAAGTGGCTTCTGAACCGCCTCACGCTGTTCCAGAGCGTTCTTGAATACCAAAGATGCGGTGGTCGCATCTTTCCGAGTAAGACCCGCCTCACGCAGAGCCTTTTCGACTGTACGAATGTTCAATACACCTTGTGCGCTGAACATTTCCAATTTGTTAATTTCCGCATTGGGATTGTTTGGGTACATCACAACGGATACTTCGCGCAAACCACCCTTGGTAATTTGGAAATAACCTTCTTCGTAATCATCTTCGCATGGGTTGCCTTCTGCATCTACCCAACAGGCTTCGTCTGCATACGCGCCAACAGAAACGCCACCAAACATCTTGGGGGATTCTTTTAGGATTTGATAAAGGTCATTGCCGCCCACAGTGTTTGTGTACAAGCGGCCTTTTGCTGTCATGCCGGTATCATCAAATTCAAATGAATACCATTCGCCCATTGGCATGCCAAGGTCATTGTGATTCAAGAACATCGGCAAAGGTTTGCCGCTTTCATTAAATTCATTTGCCCAATCCATGAAGCCTTCAGGTTGGTAATTGAATTTCCTACCATCTGCGCCTTCGCGTGCGCCCCATGTGGTGCATACCGCTTCAATCAACCCGCTTGGCTGGGCGGCCTCGTTTGCGTTTGGCGTTAGGCTGACTTTGGCTTCGCAAATCAGATTTAATTGTTTCATTTATCACCCCGTTGTGAATAGATTGATTGTCGTCTGTTATCTTATGGGGTTTTTCTATTACGGCGAGTGTAACATTATCTGACTTTACTTGTGAAGTCAAATGTGCCAGCATTTTTTTCAGATTATTCATCAGGTCGTCCCGATGTTCATCTTACTTTTCTGATTACCGCCGCCGCCACCCGTGTCTTGTGGTGAAGTGCCCGCAATTGGTTTATCTGCCTTTTTATCAAGCGGTGCAAGAATGTCACCACCATCAATTTCGGGCATGTTCATGTATTCACGCGCTTCGTTGACCGTCATGATACCCGCTTTAACGCCAGACGTCACAAAATTCATTTGGTCCAATGCCGCGCCCTTTAAAAAGTCCTTGGTATCAAAACGCACGCAAAGGTTTGGATAACCTTTCAACAAATGCTGTTTCAATTTTTGCTCAAGGCTAATAACAGTTGGATACATCACGGTTTTATAAAACTCGTCCAACATGGTTTGGGTATTGTTATATTTTTGGTCCGCAATACCAAGCATTGCAGGGGGCACGCCAAACAAACCGCAAATGCGCTTCATTGTTTGCTCTTTTAACGCGGCGGCTTCTGCGTCTTGCAACGTAAGCATCTTGATTGCGTCATACTTCATGCCTTGGTCAAGCAACATACCTTGACCCGCTTTGCTTGGGTCACTGGCGCGACTGCCCGTCATGGCGTTCCACGTTTCTTTAATACGTGAAGCAATTTCCTTAAATTTTGCGTCAGGGATAACTTGGTCGGTGTAGAAAATGCCCGAAGGCTTTGCACCGTTTTGCATAATAAAGTTGGCGTAAACGTCAATGTCAGAATCCAATGCCACCAACTCGGTTGCCAAGATGCCTTTGTTAAAACCTGACGAACCTTGCCATGCCGCTTCTTTTACGTGCATAACTTGAAACGCGTCCAATGGTTCATCTTTGCTAAACCCATATGAAGGCGTAGACAATCGATAAGACGGGTAACGCGTGGGCGTTAATTGAACAGTAATTAACGTTGCGTCAAGGTTATACATTTCCAAAGGCGTTGTGCTGGAATTCTTTTGGTTTTCACGCCACCACAATGTAAATGATTCACCGGCAAGGTCTTGCCACATCATCCATTGATACCAAAATTCGTATGCGCTTTGAAAATTGTTTGGGTTTTGCAAAAGGTTCAAAACCTGACGCGCTTTTGCTTTGTCGCGTGCGCCAACGTTTTTATCGGTTAACGCATTTACAAAACTACCATCTTCAGCCTTGGACATAATACTAATGCCGCATTGAGATAATGCACGCGCTTTAACGCCAACGCATCCCATAACGGTTGAATTACGCGTAAGGGCTGATATATCCAATACCCGACCCGCAACTGTGGTGCTGGAAGTGGTTACATATAACAGTTGCTGACCCGCAGATTGTTGTCTTTGCGTGCCATAAATGACCTGATTACCTAATTGGAGTTGACCAAGAACCGTGTTCGATTCGTTCAGATTTTGTTTTTTCTTAGCGAAAATGTCCAAAATACCCATGTTTTTCTCCCAAATTTTGGTGATCCTACATCAAAACGAACGAAATCCAAAACTATCGCTTACATACGGGTTGTCCAACGAACAATGAGCCGCAATAATCATTGAGATAATTCCATCAACCTTTGCGGCTTTGTCGGCTTCGTTCTTGCGCACCTTGATATTACCATTGATATCTGTGTAACACTCGCAATTGCCTAATTGCCAACCAACAAACGGGTTGCCATCGTGTTTAATTTGTTTGTTTAATATCAATTTTTCAATGTATTTGCTCGGATTGTTTAACACCGCCATGCCTTGCCCAACTTTTTTAACTGGGATGCCGGCATCGTGCAAACGTGCAACTAAACTGGCGGCGTTATAAGCGTCATACCCAACTTCTTTGACATTGTATTTTTGGCATTGTTGGTTAATGATGTACTCGCTAATTTCGCGGTCATCCATAACATTGCCTTCCGTTAATTTCAAAATGCCCGTGGAAATTGCCACTTGGAAAATGTCCAAATAGTGTTTTGGAATAAATGCAAGCGAATCTTCTGGCAAAAAGAATTGCCATTCCGCTTCATAATCCATTTCGCCAAAACGCTTCAAAGTACACACGGCGTTCAAATCGCGTGTTGCCGCCAAGTCAAACCCAATAAACACGGCTTCGGGTTCTTTGCGTGGTTCAACAATAATACATTTGGGGTCATCCCAATGTTGTCTGTCCACCCATGCGGCATTTGCAGAAACCCACACGTTTAGCGTTTTGCATAGGAATTCATTTAACGCGGCTGGCTTGTGTTTGGCTTCTTCTGCGCGTGCGGCAATGGCATCCTCAAATACGGATATGCCATGCATTGGGTTGGCTTTGGCCCAATTAACGGGGTCACGCCAATCATCGCCAAGGTCTAGCCCGTACAGCAAGCCAAACCATCGCGGGTTATCGGTTGCCTCGCCACGAAGCATCGACTGATACATGGACAAGTCCTCATAAAACTTTGTGTCCTTCGTGAACGAGGCGGTCGTAATATACACGCGTAGCGGATTTTGTCTAGCCACCATACCGGAATGCAACACTTCAACGCTGTTTCGGTCGGTAATCTGGGCGGCTTCGTCAACCACAACGGCAGACGGATTTTTACCGTCACCTGATTTTTTGGTGTCACGACTTAACGCCTTGAACATGGATTGCGAATCGCCTTTTTTCCCAATTGTGTATTTGCTTGGGTTAAACAATTCTGCCAATTCACGGGGCATGGATTCAATAAACCCCTTGGCGGCATCAAACACAATGGTTGCCTGTTCGCGGTTGGTCGCCAATGTGAAAACTTCGGGTCCCGCTTCGCCAAAAAGCAATTCATACAGGGTTAAAACTGCGGTCAGTGTAGATTTACCCGCCTTGCGCGGAATAAACAAAATCACATCCGTGACCATGCGCTTGGAAATATCTTTTTTGCTTCTAAACCCGTAAATGGCGCAAATTAGCAATATCTGGAATGGTTCAAGAACAACGCCTTCACCCGCTTGTGGTCCTTTGGTATGACGCAACGTTGCCGCAAATTGCAATACATGGTCAGGTGCGCGGCTGTCGAATATCCATTCCCATTCTTTGTTTTCCAATTGGTTTATAAACCGCTGGCAAGCAAGCCGAACATCATTGCAAACGTTAACCTCGCCTTTGGCAACTGAATGCGCATAGGCTATCCCGTCTTGGTAATTCATTTAGCGAACGGACCTTTGAGAAATTGGGCAACGGGGCTGTCATCTTCGGATTTACCGGCAGACAACCGACTGCGTGGGGTTAACCCTAGTTCATTCATGATTTGGATTATGAGCGTCATCGTCTTGTTACGCACCGACAAATATGGATTCGGGCCAACAGTTGCGCCACCATTAAACGTGGAAATGATGCCGCCCTTTTTAATTGCCGCCGTACATTTGACGTAAACATCAATGTGGTCAGCCAACATTGCCAAGGTGTGTTTGTCTTGGTCGTTGCCAATGCCATAAACGTTGTACAGAAATTCAGCCGTTTCTTCGATAAACCGGTTTTTGTCCCATGCATCAGGGTTGTCCACCCATTCGGCTCGGGGGATTCTTTTTTTTAAATTGTCGGGCAACGCGGTAGGCATTCCCTTACGCGGCGTGGTCCCGTCAACCAAGTGGAGTTCAGGCGGTTTTTTGTTCATGGACCGGATGCTAATGTATTAGACCCCATGTTGTCAAATTACATTGCACGTAATTGCATGCACACGTTTGT